CTTTTGCAACCACATTTGGTACATCTGCTACACTTGGTATGTTAATTGTATCTCCACCACCTGCTGCAAGTGATGAAAAGTCTGTACCTACATTTGCAAGTACTAAGTTTTTTTTGAAAGATGCTCTTACTGCATCTGTCCATAATTCAGGTATAAATACTGCTAATTCAGTATCTGCAGCCTGAGAAGTTGCTGTATCAGCAAATCCTGTCGCCATAGTTTCTCCAATCTTTGCCCTCTATCAACTGCAAGAGTGCCTTCAAGTAGGGCTATCTATTTAATTTAATTTATTTTTTATAGGTCTTTAGTATCGATTTCCAATTAGATTTTATATCATTTTTAGAAAGATTTGTCCAATCTGATACTCTATTACCACTTGTGTCCCTTACAGGTTGAGTAGTATTAATAGTAGCAGGTTTGGGCTTTTGACCTTTAGCCAAATGCTTTCTAAGTTGATCATTACTTAAAGATCCATAAACTTCTTTGTCTTGATCATCTAATTGTGATACTAAGTCCTCTCGTTCCTTTGCTTCTTTTTCAGCATAAACATTAAGTTTTTCTTCGTATTTATTTACTTTAGAACTTAGTTCAGCATTTAATTCTTTATACTTACCTTGTTCTTCAAGTCTTTTAACACGATTTTCTTCTTGTTTTGCCTCGTAATCTCTTAACTTGGCTTCTAAGTCTTTCTTTTGCTTAGTAACCTCGTTAAATCGAGCATAAGGAATCGAATCAACAGTTTTAATATCGCTGCCTGTTGTTTCAGCGGAAACATTTTCGTCTGTTTGGACTGAATCGGTTTTTACACCTTGATTGTTGGTGGTTGGATTTTGTTCTGAATTTTTCATTATTCTTCCTTGTAATTTATTATTGTTTTAGGGTTAAATTCAAGTATTATTATTTTATTAACCATTTTTCAGTTAATTCTATTATCTTTCTTATACCTTTTTCTTCTGTTTTTTCATTAATAAAGGGTATGTCAATATGTTTATTCCAATCTTTAATTAATTTCTCACGATCTTCTTTAAACTTCTTTTTGATATATTCTTTAATAATTGTTTTAAATAAAATAAATAAAAATTTAGGTAGCATTATATTTCCTTTATTATCTTTTTAATTACTATAAATATTACAATAACTGATAGTATTGTAATTAAATCTATTAAATGGCTTCCACTATCACTTTCAATAGATCCAATAGGTGTTTGGATTTTTACACTTTTAGTCTTACTCATCAGTCATTCCACCTTGTTCCATTATTCTTAGGAACTTGTCTTTTAAGCCATTACCACTCAAACGAGCAATAATCTCTACTTGTGCTTTAAATATACCATTAAGTTTCTTTTGTTCCATTTGAACCAACTTTTGTTGATCTATTAACTTAATAATAATACCTTCCAACCTCTTGAAGTCTTGATCTAGTTCTGTCATTAGAGTTTCCTGTATAAACTTGTTTTGCCTCCATATAAAAAATCCAAATGCTATTGTCATTGCTACAGGTATTCCAAACTGTTCCACAATCGCTAAAATATCCATTATTTTTTATTTCCATCTATAAGTTCTCCTTGTACTACTGCTTTTCCTTTTATTATTTGTACTACATCTGTAGTAAAATGCCCTTTATCAAAAAAATCTACTATTGCAAAAGCATGGGACCAATTATGTTCCCTGCCTCCTAACCAAGCATTAGCCTCTACTGTCATATCTTTAAGACAACCTAAACTAATTGCACTAACCTGTCCACCAAGCATAGTAGCAGAATGCATTTGAACATCATGAGTATGTCCATATATAATATTACAACCTAACTTTCTTAAATGATTTGCTGCATGATATTGTCCACCATAAAAGTTTCCATGATGAAAGTAACATTTACCTATCTTTAAAAATTTGCTATTATGATGAAATTTATAGCCTCGTTCTTTTAATTTTAATGCTTTTTCTGTTTTATATTGTGGAAGATATGGGTGTTCTTCTACAAACTGATCAAGCCATAACTCGTGGTTACCTTGACAAAAATGTCTTTCTTTACAACCCACCTTATCAAGAGATTTGTCTATTATATTCATCAACTTATTAACTTCTTCTAATTCTTTATCCATATCAGGCAATATATAATCAATAGGAGGTTTTTTCTTTCTTTTCCATTTCCAATGGCTAAATGCTTCTGCTTCTGTTGTGTCCCCAAGATCTATATACAAATTTGGTTTAACCAATTCTATGGCTTTACATACCACCTTAATAGCAGCCATATCTGCTATAGGAAAGTGCTTATCAGGTGTTACTATAGCAGTTCTAATCATTTTCTACTAATTCTCTTTCTTCTATAGTTAAATCTTCTTCAGGATTAATGTGTTCAAATAATATTGTTTCATTTTTAAATGGTTTTCTATGGTTATGTTTGCCTTCAACTATTTCTTCAGGTATTCCATCAGGAAATGCTTTACATGATAGTTTATTGTCTAATATATTAAAATGTTTACAATACATACATTTAGGTTGTGTATAATTTATCTTCATTCAACTCCTAATATTATATTTCTTATTTGTAAAGCATAAGGAGAAGGGTTATTTGAGTGCATACCCATAGTAAAGCCTTCTGCTATCCATTCATCAATATTTGCTTTTGCATAATTTGATATAAATACATTACCATATATTTCTTTATATAAATCTCTACTTACATTAGTATAAATATCTCGACCTGTAACTTTGCTTTTAGTAGTTTTATAACTTTGTGTTCTTATCCATTTATAATATTCACTAATATTTTTTGCATTATTTTTTTTAATCCAATTATTTTGATGCTTTAATTGTAGGTCTTTAATTTCTTTTTTATATTTTATGTGTAATGCTTTTAATTGTTCTCCTTGTTTTGAATATGTCTTTATAACTCCTTTTATTTGTCTTACATGTGTATCTAATGCTAAACCATGTCCAAATTCATGTGTTATCATACTTTCAAATGTATTACAGTTACTTGCCCACCAACCTGATAATTCTGCCCTATAGGCTACTCCTTTTTCAAAAGCAACTGTATCTTTGCAATGATAAGTATTAAACCTTATTCTTGTTGCTCCTGACCTTGCTACTACATTAGATTTGCTTCTATAAGTATCTAATTTTTTATATTTAAATTTATAACCTTCGTCTATATGTTTTTTAAATACTTTTGTTATTCTATTCGCTGTAGATAATCCTAAACCTTTAAAATTTACTGTTTTTATCCCAACATTTACTTTAAGCCATTCTTCAACTTGAGGCATAGTTTTAAGTTTACCTGCCTGTTTTATATCTGTAGGAGATGGCTTCTTATATTTAATAGGTTTTGATAAATCTTCTCCTTCATACTCAATAGGTACTAACATACAATTACAATTCAGTCCACATACACTAAATTCACTCTTAGGCATACCTATTGCCTTAAAATACTCTATATCTCCTGTCATTCCATGTCTTGGCTTACAATCAGGACAAACATTCTTTCCTACTGAAATCCACTTGTATTGTTTTAGTCCTTGTTGTTCAAATGCTTTTTGTGCTGCTATATTACCTGCTTCTTCAATAGCATTTTTAGATATACCCTTAACACCATTTCTAAGTTGCCCAAATATTCTACCACCTGCAATAAGATCTGCAACTAATACTTTCCTAACTTCAGATGCAGCCATTCCTGATAATTTCATGGTATTAATACGAGATAGAAGATTAGATGTTACTATCATAGATAAATCATCTAATGTTTTTGTTACTTTGATTCCTAATTCATTGTATGTGTTCATAGTCTTGAATATAGTTTAATTAGTTTCGATTTAAACATTTTGTTGATCTTTGGTATAGCAGTCTTATATATATCAAACCATTCTCTTTGTGGAGGTCTACCTCTTTTACCACCTTGATCATGATACCCACCTATTTCTACTCTTTTCTTGGCTACACTTATAGATGTTTTCCCTTTTTTACCTTTAACAGGTGGTAATCTTCTCATCATACCTGTTGCTATAAGTGGTTTTAGTGGTTGTCCTTTTTTCTTCTTTTGTGCTATTGTAGATGGTGCAAGTTTTTCAAACTTCTTACCTTTAGGACCTGTGGATTTGTCTATTCCTGATTTGATTTCTTTTACATTGATTTGTGCTGCTAAGAATATAGCCTCATCAATTAGTTTCTTGACATTTTGTTTGAAGTCTATATCAGACTTAATCTTTTTGAAGTTTGCTTCCAATACTCTTTATAATCCTATCTGCCTTGACTTGTCCTGCATCAATAGCCTGTTTTAGTTCATCATCAAGTGATTCAAAGAATTGTTTAGATAGTTCTTGCATATACTTCTCAGGATTTGCAAGTAGTTGGTCTATATCTATAACTCTTAATAACTCATCTACTTCTCTATCTATCTGTTCTTCTAAATCAGTTATCTTGTCTAAGTATGATTTAAGTACCTTCGCCATTTGCTCGGTTTAGTTTAAAAATGTTATCTGTAGTATCTGTTTCTTGTTTCTTTTCTTCTAAATAATCTATTGCATCTTGTCTATCAGGGAACTTATCAGGATCTTGAGCCATTAGATAATCAAATCTATCTGCTATTCCATGTTTGAACTTCCAATCCCATTCTTCTCTTTCTGCATCAAAATCAGGGAATTTAACCTCTGCATAATCAAGTGCTATACCATCAGGTAATTGTAATCCTGTTTCTACCTGTAGTATTTGTCTTTCAATCTCGTATATACTCTTTTCTGCCCTTCTCCACTTCTCTACTTCATCTTCTCGTGCTTCAAGCAGTTCTAGGTTTTCTATCTTTAAGGCTACACCTGATTTGCTTCCTGATAATCCAAAGTCAAAGTTCAAGTTGTTATTAAATGCTATTGTTTTAAGTTGGAACTCAATACCCTCTTTAATATCATTTATACTTGTATTTGAGGATATATTACTCATATTACCTTCATCTATTACTACTACTTTATTAAGTCCTAATTGGATATTATTAGCATCAACTCTACCTTCAATAACAAATTGACCACCTGCTGTTCTTATATGGTGTTGTAGCATAGTCATAGCAATATCAATCTGTTTATTACCAAGAGCAATATCCATAGCACCTTCATTCCAAAACTCATCTACCATATGTGTAGGTTGTATAAATGCAAATGGTAATACTCCATAAGGATTAACATTATCTTCATTTACCTTGATAATCTTACCTGCACTATCAAACATATAATGCTGTTCAGCACTCCAATATACAAAAATATCTTCATCAGTATTTCTCCAATCGCCTGTGGCTTTGTTAAGTGGATATGTAATTCCAACAGGTTTAAGTGGATCATAAGGATCCATAATAGGAACAAAATTCATCACAGGATTGTATTTAAACTTACCATCTTCCCATGCTACATGGATTGCTACAGTACCAAGCAGGGTATGAATCCTCTCAAATGACTTCATTTTCCAATCTTTATCCTGAGTAAGTTCATAATAAGAATCATTTTCTACATCTCTTATAGGTGTATCTTTATACACTAATGATATTCTGTTGATTAGTTTCTTGGTTAGATTGACATTATAAATAGGTATTTCTTGTTGTAGTGTACCTGAGAAATATTGATCTATGTATTTAGCAGTATTGTTGTAAGTGTAATAATCAAGTGCTTCATCTCTTGTTTCGAGCATTGCACTTTGGTTCTCCCATTTTAACTGCCTAATAGATTCTTCTACTATGTCTTTTGCATTACTATATACTATCATTCCCTCTCCTTTAAGCCATGTAAGTTCTTGTTACAGGTTTCTTAACAGGAAATTCATAATCTATGCTATATCTGAAAGCATCTGTAAGGTGTGTTCTTTCTGAATTGGATTTATCTATCTCTCTTGTGCCTTGTTTTAATACTACTTGTTCCAAATCCTTTATAAACTCCTTACATTTTGGATCTACTATTGTAAATTCCATTGCTTTGTTTACTGCATTTACACTGTCTGTTACTAAGGGTGCTTTCTTTTTTACCCTTAACCCAAACCCTTGCCTTCTAAGAATATCGTGATCAGACATTAATGCTGATGTGTGTCTATTCTTTCCTGCAGGATCAGGATAACATATATAGTGTCCTGTTGTATCAACCCTTCTATAACTTGGTTGTAGTAAGTTGGGATTCTCGTATGGGTATTTTTCTTTTATTAGTTTAGCAAGTCGTTCAGTCATTAAATCTTGACCTCCACTATGACTTAATTGTATCTCATCAAAAACCCTAATCTTGGGTTTGTCTTTATATATTTGAAATAAAACACAACTAATTGGATCTACATTGAAATCCATTGCTATTCTAATAGGTAGGGAACTATTATAAGGAACTTGTTTTACATTTTTGGCTCTATCAAAGCCATAATAGCAAGTTCCATACTGCAAATTTACAAAATTTCCATGAATATAACTACTGATTAATTTGTCATCATAGTTCTCATATAATGAATCTATGAAGTCCTGTGGTAGGAATGTGTTGTCTGTAGTCTTGCCTTTAATAAGATCATAGCCATTCTTTGGCTTATCCTTCCACAAATCATATACAAAATTAAATCCTTCAGGAGTTGTTGTTATAAATCCTGACAAATGATTACCATCTCTAAGCCTCGATAGTCCCATCTTCCAAGCCTTGTCATCTTTAAGTAGTGCTGCCTCATCTATACCAAATCCTGCTAAATTAAGTCCTGCCCATCTTCTAAAGTTCTCTGCTGATCTAAGTATGATGTTAGAATAACCATGTTTCCATATAATAGTATATTTCATTTCACTTGCTCTATACTTATATTGAAATCCAAGTTCTTCTAATGTTTCTTCTAGTGTGGGTTGCAATACATCTCTTATCATGGGGAACGTAGGCTCTGCTAATAGGATAGTCTTTTTAGGGTTTCTCCCTGCTTCTAGGATTGCCTTTAATACAAATGCTACTGTTTTACCTGACCCATAACCTGCTACAAGTGCAGGGTATTTTGATTTAGATCTTATAAACTTATTCTGATGTTTGAATACTTTAAAGGACTTCAAGGTCAAAGCCTTCTACAAGTTCATCTTCCATTACCATTGGGTTTTCTGATTGTCCTAATACTTGTTTTCCAAGCCATATCATCATAGTAACATTGCCTTCTTCTGCTGCTGTCCATTGTAGTTCTCTTAATCTAGTTTTTCCTGATGCCCTCCCTTTTGTGATAAATCTTGAATAACTCTTTGAAATTAAACTTTCATGACACCCATGAAATTCTGCTATTTCTTTGTTACTACAACCATAAGAAGCTAACTGCTCTACTTTTTCAGGATCTATGTCATATTTTTTTGGACGAGCCATATCTTTCCTTTATTAAAAATTTACTAAGCCAATATAATGCTATCTCATAAGGGTTTACCTGATGTTTAATGCTATACATCTTTTTACCTAATTGATGATATTCTGCATGACATATTCTACACACAGGAATTGCTGTGTAATGAACCCTAAGTGGTTTAGCCCTGTTTCTACCCATTCCTACTTGATCTATATGATGTGGTTCTGTAGGTGTTTCTTTGTAACATAGGCTACAATGCTCTTGTTCTCGCAAATATTGTAAATATTCGTGAGTATGTTCCATTAATACCTTGCTATCCAAGTGTTGTTGTGATGTTTTTCTAATGAGGGTCTTTCTTTGTTTAGAACCTGTTTTACTCTTAAGTCTAACCATTTAGGACTATCGTCATATATAAATTGTTCATCTATCATAGCATCTAATAATTGCTTTACTCCACCTACAAGGTTATCATAGTCTAATAATCTTTTTCTGTAACTAACTATCTCAAGTGTAAAGAATGTTGGTTCTTGTACAGGATTTGAGTAGTGTTTTTTGAGTTTCATTTGGTTTCGGATTAGGAGTGCATATTCCTGCTTGAGCCTTCTTTTTTTTGCCCAATGCAACCTGTCTAATACATTTCTTGATTTTATTGTAATAGGTAAAATCATCATGTGTCCTTATTCGTAGTATAGTGTATATAGTACCATAAATACAACATTGTATAATAATTTAATGTTATTTAAGTTTAATTATGGACAATCCTACAGATAATGAATTAATAGAAATCATAGCAAGAAACATACTCGATATACTCAAGAGATTAGAGCATATAGAACAATCTAATGAGAGTAATGAGAAAATATTGATGTTTTTAGAAGATGTATTTAATCCACCAAAGGATCTTGTATCTTCTGATGAGGAAATGGTAGCATTTTCAAAAGAACTTTACAAACAAATATGTGAGTATTGTGGAGAAGATGGCTTACAGTTTATGGCTATTGCTTAATAAAAAAGGGATCATTTCTGATCCCCTTTTTACCTACTCAACTCCTCCAATAAGGAACTTATTTAGAATCTCTCCAACTTATTCTTATATCACTCAACCATAAAAATATACTTACAAATTCTTTATAGCCACCTTGATATAACAATTCTGCAACTTTATTATTGATCTGATATAAATTATGAGGTAATGAAAAATACATATCTCTCCATTTTTGATCTCTATCTTCAAGTTTAGGCATTTCTGAAAGCATAACTTGATGAAGTACATCTGCTAAATTTTCATAAGATCTATTTAAATAATCCATAGCCCTTTTATGATCAGCCATAACTTTATTTGTTTTATATGCTTCAATGAAATTAAATGCTAAATGTAATTGTCTATCAGCCATATTTAAGTTCCTGTGTGCTGCTTCTTGCCTTGTTTGTGTTCCCACAGTATGACCACCTAATTTATTTAGTTGTTTATTTAATGTTAATCTTAAATTTAGTGTGTTTTTCATTTTTTATTTCCTTATGTTTGTTTATCGTTATATTTAACCTCCCTAAATATGAGGACTTTAAATATATTAAACAAGGAAAATCGTAAAATAAATTGATTTTTTTTATTTTTTAGAGAAGGGTAGTAATATACTATAATCTTACTATTTGCTATTCTTTAAGATTTTTCAACATTTCTTGCAATGTTTCAGGATTATTAAAACCATTTAATTGTATTACCATATCAGTCATAGATGAATAACACCATACACAAAATGCTATTGGTGTAATACCAAATTTACCTACAATATCGCCATTATCCTGATCTATATCAGTATCACATATATTACAATTCAATTTTATTTTTTAACTCCAATTTTTAATAACTTCTTCAAACCTGTCTATTTGATTAATATCTTCTTGTATTTTAGCTTCATGCTTTTCAGCTTTGTCTTTATCTAAAAATCTTTTACCATCACTTGCTATATATACATTTGCTAGTTCTCTTTTTATCATTAAAACAACCTTTCTTGTTGTGTGTTTTTTGTTTTTGTGTAATTTTTATTATAATCTTCCCATTTTACACTTTTAAAAATTGCCCTATGATTTACCCACCTTGTAAATTTTTTTTGATATTCATCATTTTTATTATAAGGCATAACAAAAGGTAATGCTCCATAATATTCATACAAAGTCATTACCCTATCATAATCCTCCTCTTTTGTGGTATCATAACCAATAAGAACAAAAAACTGCATATGTGAAGTAGAAATACCTGCTTTTTTACAAAATTTTATACCTCTATCTATATATTTTCTATCTTTATATCTGTCCCAAGCAAAAGTTAAATATCTGTATTTAAACGAATTATTATAATATTTTGTTTGTGCTAATAATTCTGCCTGTTTTTCTGTTATTATTCTAATGTTTAATCCTTGTATAAAATTAACTTTTAAATTTAAAGTAACAATTCTCTTTATATCTTGTTCCCAAAATGGAGAGCCAAAAAAATCATTATCCATTAATACTAATCTGTTTTCTCCTTTTGGATTTAATAATAAATTGTCTATATGTTTATTATGATATGGCTTACCTTCTTTTTTAGGAACAACACAAAAATTACATCTAAATCTGCAACCTTTCATACTAAAACCTATGTGATTTTTATAGTTTGGATATAATTTATAAGAAGGATCTTGATCCATAATTTGCTTTGGTAATTTCAAATAAGGATCTATTCCTGTCCCACCATACAAAACACTACCATTAATATCAGGAGTTGCAGAAAAATTAAATATTTGTGATACATATATTTTTTCATATTGATTAGCAAACAAATCTCCTTTAAACCATTCAACCTTATAGCCTTTTTTTTGATAAAACGAGCAAATTTGCATTAAGGCTAAATTTGGTAATTTACCATCAACCTGAACTACACCTATTAATTTTTTAATTATACCTCCTTAAAATATACCATTGGGATCTGTATAATAGGCTCTATATCATACTTATCACGAGTTTGTTTCGTTCTTCCACCCATAATAACTTCAAATTTAGGGTGTTTTGGATCATGTCTATAATAATAATCTCCATCTTCTAATCTAGTAGCAAATATAAATGGAAGCCCTGTAACATTATAATATTCTACACCTTTCATAAACTTTGATAATGATAGTATTGTACATGGGTATTTATTACGAGTTTTATTCAAACACTTAACCTCTACCCAAGCCTTTGCTACCTTATCCTGAATTAGCATAAAATCTATTATGTGATGGTAGTGCATTTTCTTTAAATCACAACCCCATGCAGCCATAATTTTTTCTTTGAAATCACTCTCATTTTTTAGGGTAGAATCATTTTCATAATATGTTCTCAAAACCAACCCTCCTGTTTTCTTTGTTGCCTTATTTTACTTCTGTTTTTACTATATTCAGACATGCAAGGTTTACAATATGCACCTGCTCTATATTGGTTTTTACTATATTGAGATAAAGGCACTTGTTTTTTACATTTAGGACACCTTTTAGATTCCATACTTGCTACCAAACAATGCTCTTATTTTAAACTTATATCTTGATGTTATAGTAGATTTACCACTTAACATACCATAAGCAAGTGTATGGCTGCAGCCCAATTTCTTAGAGAGCCATACTGCATTTCTTTCTTCCTCCTGCATTATCATATTTAATTTGTCCCTAAATTTTATCATATTACCTCCTAAAATGGTATTTCATCAGATGTTTTAGTAGTAAGAGATTCCACTTGTTCTCTTGTGCCTTCAAATTGTGGTATTTCTTGTATTTTAGGCTGTTTATTATCTGATTCTACTAATGATGGATTTTTATATACATCATTTGCTAACTTTTCTAATTGCTCTTTAACTTGTTTATTACAAAAAGCAGTATCATGATATTCTCCATTTTTATCTTTTTGGCTTGGAAAACCTACCCAATGATTACCATCAATGCTTTCCATTAATCTGAAGCCTTTTATGGTAAATCCATCTCCTGTCAATAAATCAAAAAATGCTTTCAATTTACCAAAGTTATCTACCTTATTCATTCTTATTATTTTCATGTTACTCTCCTATTTATGTGTATTTTTCAAGTCTTTTTGATCTTGAATCGTGTCTTAATTGTCTTATACCTTTTTCTTTAATTTGTCTTACTCTTTCTCTTTTTACTTTATATTTTATAGCAATTTCTTCAAGACTATAATTTCTTTCATAATCTCCCATACCAAAAAACATTTCTAAAACATCTTTTGTTCTAACTTGTATATTAGATAATGATTTTGTTATGTCTGTTTTTAAAGATTCTGTATCTGTAGTATGTTCTATATTTTGATTTGATTCAAGTTGCAATACTTCTTTAGATGTTAAAGAAATAAATTTATTTACAGGAACATCTGTAGCAATTGTTTTAATAACTCCTTCTTTTTCTAATAGTTCATCATATTGCAAAAACAAAGTCCATTCATCTGAATCTAATAGTTCTATCATTTTCTGTCTTTGCTTTACATTTTTTATCACTTTTTTTAAATTAGCATATTCAATTAGAGTACCATAACACAATCCTGATATTCTTGCAAATTCTGCTATTGATTTATATCCATTTTGTTTTAAACTATTTATAAAGGCTGCATTCTTAAATTTTAATTCTGCTCTTATCATTTATTGCCTCCACGAGTGGTAAATAATCTTAGAACTTCCTGTAGCAATGGGTGCTTATCAGGATTTGTAGGTTTATGTGTAATACCTTGTGCTAATTTATCCCATTCGTTTTTAGTTTCTATTATTGGTTTTTTAGTTACTACTTGTCCAATCTTTTTTATAGGTATTGATTCTGAGTAACCAACACACCATTCACAAGAAAAGTAACAACCAATGCTCTCACAATAAGCATATTGTTCTGCTTCAGTATCGTGAAATTTAACTAGATGTTTTGGTGTTGCTTTAGGTAACTTGATCATCTTATCCTCCAAATATATTAATTAAAAATTTAATTATATAATACCAAATAAGAACACTTGATATAATCATACTGCCATATATAATAATATTAGCCCATCTCATCTTTTTCCTCCTGATATTCTTCTTCCATCTTTCTCCACTTATTATTACATCTTTTGCTTGTTGTTGACCATAACCAACCACATTGTGTGTTCCCTGTTTTCTTTTTTAGATAACCCATTTCTCGAAATTCTTTGTTTACTTTTGCTTCTATCCGAGCAAGATTTTTTAATAAAGAAACTTTATAATTATAACCTAACTTTCTTTCATATATTCTTCTACCCCACAATTCTTCATCATTATATATTAACCAAGCAACATCTCTTATTGCTCGTCTTAATATTAATGC